GCCGTCGCCGTTGCCGTAGCCGTTGCCGTCGCCGTTGCCGTAGCCGTTGCCGTCGTTTACTGTTGCCATACTGGTACGTTAGCAATACAAATACGCGCCTCTTCTGTCACATCCAATACCTCAATTACTTCCGTTAAATCAACCAAAGAAACCTCGCAAGGGAATTTGCAGTCATTCGGGTTCTTGACTCCTTCCATAGCAAGCTGTGATAGAGAAGACGCACCACTCCAGTACCACAAACGCCGTGCGTTTTTTAGTGTGGCTTCTTTCCCCTCACGGTGCGCAAGATAACCTGCGAAGACGCCTGCACTATATGTGCGAGCAATAACGTACTTCATCCCGTCTAAACTTTGTGCTGGTCTCATTTCCGTTCCTTTCGGTACGTAGACAACTCCGTTAATCTCTAACTCATTGAGCGTGGTTTTCATGGTAAAATGAAAATAGGTAAATATATAGTCTGGTATAAAAACATCACATCGGCGGCGTGTACCGCAAGTCCTCCATCTCGTCGTCCCGCCGTCTCGTGGCTATCTCTTTGAGGAGTTTGTCCTTGGACTCCTCTATAACAGTTTGTAGGAAGCGCTTGAACTCTTCTCTCTGCTGGAATATGGATTGCTCTTTGTCGTGGGCTATGTCCATAGCTTGTTGGGTGTAGGTGTCGAGGTTACTCATGGTCAGTAATATATTATTTTTTGGTAATCCAGTAGTGCCTCTCAAGGGTGGAGTCAAAGTTAGTATAGTACCACTGTTCCTTGCAACACCGTTTACAGCGCCGCTGGGGAGGTAGATAAGGGTTTGTGCTGTACTGCCATTTGTGCAACCGAAAAAGACATAAGAGTACATCACTCATCTTGTTTGGGGTTACTGGTAAGGGAGGAACGGGCTTGTTCTAGCTTGTCAATCCACGTAGAAAGTGACATTTTTTGGCCTACCTTTTCCATCTTTGTAGCCTCATCAGTAGCGTTGTTTAGCTCTTGATGGCGAACGTTCCAATCCTGCTTCATATCATCTATGATGGCGTCTAGCAGGTCTCTCTGAGCATTGGTCACCACTTCCTGCATCCCCTTGATAGTCCAGACTTGGTGCTTTTGGATTGCTTCCTGTATTTTACTCATGGTCGGTAGTGTAAAAATGTAGGCATCTCGCTGGCACGTTTCGTACTGAGGTGTTGGGGAAACGTGTCGCAAACTCGGCACATGTCATATTCCTTTCGTTAACGTATGAGGCAACGACGACGGCCACCCATAGGAAAGCCAGTACACAAAGCGCCCAAAGTAGTTGTTTACTCATGGTCTTTCGTCTTGGTTAGGGATAGAGAGTTGCGGGCCATTTGCATCCTGTCTGCCACTTGTCGCATTGCAAAGTTAATGATTTCTTCGTATTGTCCGTCGCTGCTGTCCCCTATTCGTGCTGCCTCTGCTCGGGTGTCCTCAATAAACAAATCAAGTAGACGTTCCGCTAGGCTGTTTTGTAAATCCATAGCGTCCTGTAAGTCCACAGCAAATGTATGTACGTCACCTACTGAGACAGATATAGCACAGGATGCCATATCAAATCCTAGTTCCTCCATCACCTCCCGCACTCTTTCTGCCAAAGTGTTATTGGTCATCTGGTTATGTAAGCCGCGTCCTGCGGAAAATAAAATCCATGCTCTCCTTCGATAACTCAAGCGCACCTGCTTCTATTTTCTCATCTAGTTCCCACAAAAGGCGTTTTAGTTCTGTCTCATATTCGGATTGGTTCAGAATAAAAGTCACTGCATCGACCACCTCTAGGAACTTCATATCCCTTGTGCCCGACTCAATGCAAGATATTGCGCTTCGTGGCACTCTTAGATGATCTGCAAGTGTCTGTTGTGATACAGAAGCCTTTTCACGGAGACTTTTCAACGCCGCTGCTAGGTCTTTCTTGTCTATGGGGTTATTGGTCATGGCGACGACTAAGTAAATAAGATTGGTAAGCTCTATCGCGTGCTCTACGCAGGTTCTCGCGATACTGCATATTGACTCCGCGCACATACTCTCGCGACTTTTTCTCACGTCGCTCTATACCAAGTATCTTTCGGAAGAACATGATAATAGGGTGTTGGGTGGTCATGGTTACTCTTTAATACGAAGTACGGAAACATCCACCCCGATCTTGTCCGCCACTTCCTGCAAGGTGAGTTCTACGGTCTCTTTCTCCTCTGGCTGGACAGTGAAATCTTTCTGTATGTCTGATACGGTCCACCAAGTATCTTTCTGCGACACGTCATTCTCGTTTAGTTTGGAGAGGAACAAAATGTCGCCACATCTGCCAAGCACTTTTCTTGTATTGCCGTTTTGTGTAATAAACACGTCTCCTACTTTTACATCATCCAGCGTCTTTGGGCCTTCCCAGCGGGCGAGAAAGGAACCTTCTTCGTATACGTGTGAGCATCCATCGATATAAAAATGTGTTTCTGAGACCTCTGTTATTTCCACCTCATTGCTGCCTTCATCTTCCAACTTCCCACAATTGTTATGTTTCCCTTCCACCGCCTTCACCCTGTCCCCCACTTTAATCACGCCTTTAAGCTGGTCGTAGCTGTATTCTTTCCACATGGTTTACGTTGTTAGTAATAGGTTTTTTTAGTTGTCATGCCGTTGTTTGTTCAGGAGCCGTTTAATGGCGTCCTGTATATCCGACACCTCCTCTTGAAGGCAGATAATCTGCTCCTCACTCATCTTCTCCCAGTTCTCGGCGAGATCTGTCTTGATGAGTTTGATCTCTTCGATTAATGTCCGCACTTCGTTGTTTGGTTTCATATATGGTGAATTACTTGGTACATCTTGAGTGTATACACTTAGTTTACAACTGTCAATCTTTTATATACATTTTTTCAAAGTCTTCTACGGGAATCCCTATTGAACGGGTGATAGTTTTCAACTCACGTGCTACTTGATCTGGAACGGGGTACTTGCCAGACTCAATATGCTTGAGCTGTCCTTCTGTGAGCGACAGATACCGGACGAATTGCGGAAGCGAGAGATTGAGTTTTTTACGTAGCCAGCGTGGAAACTCTTTATGCGTGAAAGGAAATAATTCCATAGAAAGCAAGACAGAAAAAGATAAAAGTGAGTAGCCCAAACACGCCAACAAGGATTCGTTGTGTTGTTCTCGTCGTCTTGATCTGTGGTTTTTCGTTGTATATCGTGATAATCTTGTTTTTGAGTTTTTGTACGATCTCTTCGTGGACGTTGCGTCGTGGTGTATTCGGATAGTTCGGGTGGTCCATGTGAAGGAGAATATAATAATCTCCGGTGGTATACCCTAGTTGTATAAGAACTTTGAGAAGAGTTGTATATGTGAGTTGCCTGTCACGCTGCATGATCCTTTGTGCTGTTGTGCGCGACGTGACATCACGTAGTGTAAGATGTTTTCTGCGGCATAGCTCTTCGATAATCGCACACAAAACATTTTTTCGGTCCATGGGAAGATGGAGAGAGAGTAAAAGTATTTATTCTGTGATGATTTCAAAACGTTTCAACACACCGGGGCTGTACGCATTCGCCATACCGTGCCACTTCATACCGTCTCGCGACCGCCAGTCTCTCCATCTCGCGGAAAAAAGTACATCATTTACATCAGCAACAGCACGAAAATCACGACAACCTTTCTCGATTTGTTTTTCGATGCTGTGAAAATCTTGAGAACGTACAAACGCAATATTGTCTTTATACCGCTTGTTTCCAGTGAACCACTGGAACAAGCCATGATCTGAAGTCGGCCCCTTTGCGTACATGTCCCACCGTGATTCTGCCTCGACCATAAACACAGCATCAATACTGCCACACTCGCGAATAAGCTTTGGAATCATTTCATTGATTTTGGCAAGGTCCGCCTCAGTGTGGAACTTGTCCTTCAACCTCTTCACTGACACAATCTTTTTGCCAACAAATGGGTTTTGGTAGTGTAACGTCGGTGCCTTGATATACCTCCGCAGTGTCACCGTTCCGTCGGCGGCCAAATAGCTCTGATATGCCGTGAACTTCACGGGCTTGTCTGCCACCGTGTGCGGTGAGGGCACAGGGAGAATCGCGGCGTTGCTCGCTGGAAGCCAGCATAGAACAACTCCCAGAAGAAACAGGTAAAAGAAAAATCGGTACATAGAAAAGAAAGTTACGAGTTGAGAATACACCCGCGCACCGTACGTTTCCCCCACTGGTTTGCGGCAAGACGTCCAGCGTCACCGTGCCCCATCCAAATATCCAGACGATCGTACGCGTATCCACGCTTCCCAGCAGGAACAATCGCACCACCACGGTCTTCGACGGTATACGTCTTTCCGTTGATCTGGATCTTCGTGCCAAACGCGTACTTCGCAGGAGCCGCCATCATACCATCAAAAACAGGTTTACGGGACGCACCATGTGTGCCGTTTCCTTGCAACCGTTTTTCTTTGGCAAGTGTTCCCATGTTATAGGCGCGTTGGCCGGGGAGAGGAGAATAGTATGCTGTCACCACAAACATCTGGCATGTATCCAGTTCTGCTGCATGTGCTTGCGGGAGAATAGTTTTCGACGGTTTCGCGTCTATTCTTTTCCCAACGCATCGGACTTCGCACGCAACTCTTGGATTTTCGTTTTCCGTTCGTTGGCAAGTGCGTTGACCTCTGCTTGTTTCTGCTGTGCTTCAGTGATAATCTTCTGCTTCTCTGCCCACGTTGCTTGTAGGCGCTTCACTTCAATCTCCAGTTCTATTACTTGTGCTGCATACTCGCGGTACTTCGCTGCTGCTGGATCAAAGACATTGTTCCATGCTGCACCGCCGGCGACAAGAGCAATCGCGCTCGCGACGCCTACCGCACCCAAAACAAATTTGTTGAAAAGAATGTGTGTCATGTTTGTATTATTGTAAAGGAATGAACACGCCTGCAACATGCAGGATACTCATCAGTACCACACCAAGGAACACCACCCATGCAACGATATTGGTCCAGTCTATAGAGGGGAGAGATCGTCCTACAGGACGTTTCGCCCATTGATCTTTTTCCGACTGTGGGATTACCTGCATCATGTGTTTCGCCATAAGATTCTGCACATCGCGCAGTATCAGTGGGATATACTTCTTCCCGTATTTTGTGGCCGGGTTCAACCGTTGTGACATAGCACCTTCACTGATCCCGTACATAGACGCAAGATCTCTTTGTGTGAGTTTTAAGATTGCCATGTCACAGACGAGCAGTGCCTTTTTTTGTTGAATAGACATTAGATACGAGAGAAAAAAGAAGTATTTACATAATCCATCGCGGGGTTGTAGAACCGCTGGAAGAAATCTTCCTTCGTGCTCCATACACCGAGATGTGAAAAATCACCAAACAACTCCTCGCCGTCTTCAAACGTATACGGCTCGACTGGTGCTCCTTCGCGACGTGTTGCTTCGAGCAGTCCGCGCATATATAGCACGAGCTGGTCATAAACCACGGTCTCCACACGAGTTTTTTTGTCCATAAGCAGTTGCGTGAAAAAGTAAGGACAGCACCATCGTAGCAAACACCCTCCGAATTGTCAACTATTTTATTACAAATGTTCAGAAAATATTGACAACAAAGGAGAGCATCTATAGGATAAGGGTGTTCCTTATTTTTTGACGTCATGTCTATGAACGAACTAAGCACCGTACGGGCGGTGGACCTTTCAACGGTCAATCCCACAACACTGGAGACTATCAAGCAGACCGTTGCAAAAGATGCAACAGATGCGGAGTTGTCGATGTTTTTGACACTCGCGGGGAAATACCAATTAGACCCCTTTGCCCGGCAGATTTATTTTATGAAGACGGGCGGCAAGCCAACAATTATCACGGGACGTGATGGGTATCTTGCTATCGCGCAACGTGATGCAGGATTTGATGGACTTGTATCTGGTACAGTTTACGAAGGAGACATTTACGAACAAGACAACGAGAAGGGTACCGTCAAACATGTCCATGATTTTTCTCAACCCCGTGGGGCAATTGTAGGAGCATGGGCGATTGCATACCATAAGCATCGACGACCTGCACCGGCGTTTGTATGGTGGGATGAGTATAAGAAACCAGTGAAGGATAAGTGGGGAAACACGACACCTTGGGGGCAGTACCCTTCTTCTATGATAGAGAAGGTAGCGGAAATTCGCGCTCTCAAGAAGCAGTTTGGTATTTCTGGATTGGTCACAGAGGAAGAGATCGGTACGGAAGCACCAGCGCAAGCACCAATGGAGTACGGGAACACGATAGAGATACCACGGAACCCAGCACCAGCAGTCCCAGCGGAAGTGGTGGACGACGAGCCAGTATTTAAGCGTGGAGTCGAGGCAGTCTACATGGACGCAGGGCAAATCCTGCAAGACCTTTTGGAACACCAAGGAAATGACCCGACAAAATGGCAGCAGATGATTGCGGTCAAGGTTGACGCATTGTACAAGAAAACCGTCTACGCATGTACGAAGAAAGAGATGGAGACGATTCGTGATGGTATCCAGCTTGCATTCCAGCGATTACAAGAAGCGCAGCAGGAGGTTGAACCGGAAGTCGTCGAGAACGCTCCCGTCTTAGACGAAAATACACGAAACGCAGGGGAGCTTACGTTCGAGGAAGCAGAGGCACTTTTTAACGGAGAGAAATAATGATCCAACACCTTAGCCCGTCGAGCATTATCGACTACGCAACAGACCGGCAGATGTTCTACAAGAAGTGGATACGGAAAGAACGAGACAGTAAAACATGGCTCGGCACGATCATCGGGTCCGTTGTCCACCAAGTGCTTGATAGTCATATCAGTGCAGGAGGCAAAGCAGACATGTACGCAGAGCAGTACATCGCGGACCAAGTGAAGCTGTTTCAGACAGGTGCGATTGTCTTAAATGACTGTGACAACGTCGAGGATTTCCAGCGTGAAGTCCGCTCTGGTGTGTACCGCGTGTTGCCGAACGCATTGAGTTATATCAATACGACCTTCGCACAAAGCAAGCTGTTGACGGAGGTGACGTACCGCACACAGATCGGGTCCGCAGTGGGCATGACGCCAACGCAGTTGCCGGTGAAGTGTATTGTGGACGTCGTCGATACGAAGCACCACGTTTTGTACGACTACAAAGTCGTCAAGGAATACAAAGACGACCAAGCGGTCCGACTGGTCCAAGCGGTGATTAACGCACTGAACTACGCGGAACATACGGGCCAGTTGCCAGAGAAGTTCGTATTTGTCGAGATGCTCCGTCTTCCAACTCTGGAAGACAAACTCACCGAATACGAAGCGAACTTACTTTTGTGGGAACAACAGAAAGCAGCAGGGGAGAAAGTCGCGAAGCCACGGAAGCCAACAGGGAAGCCAAAACCACGCTTGCGGGAGATGGTGATTACCTTGGAAGAATGGCAGATCAAAGTGGTAATGCAGTTGATCAAGAACATCGTGGATGAACTCCACGGGATCAATATCATGGCAGAAGGCCGGGCAATCCCGAACCTTACGCCAAAGTACAGTGCAGAGGGATGGGAGGATTTTTGTACGAGTGTCTTAGGATACAATCCGTATAACGGCGAAGTCAGACCCGGGGCACGTGTGGACCAACCTATAACCGTTGATGACTTACCTTTCTAAATTATGGACATGATACTGAATAAAATCCGACAGCACGTAGAACGTGATACAAATCTCGTGGATATGGCGACGCATATCGGGAAATCCCGTACGACGTTGTATAAATACTTGGACAATATCACACAGCCAGATAAGGATACCGCGCTCAAAATAGCGCAGTATCTTGGCGTTCCTATGGACGCACTTTTTACCCTTGATGCTACCGACGATGGCAGAATTGATTGCGGCGTGCCCGAAGCCGAACATGGAGCTTAGACAGACTCCAAACGGGCAGTTTGTAGTGATTATGAAAGGTCCCCACGACACGGTGCGCACGGCGATTGTGCTGGAACCACAGGATCTTGTGGACCTCTACAAATTCTTACATACCGTCAATGACTTATACCCCCTGCGGTATATCAAAACTGAACTTCAATAACAATTTTTCTTATGGATATGAACAAAGTATGGCTGATGGGAACCGTATTCCGTGACCCAAAAAGCTACAAAGACGGGGCAGTGGCGAGCTTCACTCTCGCGACCAGCGAAACATCGAAAACAAAGGATGGCAACACGCGCTACGAGAACGCCTACCACAACTGTGCAGCGTTTGGCAACCTCGCAACAAAGGTGATAGCAGAAGTGCATGACCGTTCCCGCGTGGCCGTAGAAGGCAAAATAACACAGGAAAAGAAGGAGCGAGAAGACGGGACCAGTATCACGTACCACGGGATCAAGATCGACAAGCTCCATATCTTCCCAGAAGTGGACCTGCAAGAGCCTGCTAAGGCGCCTAGAAAACAAGCAAGCGCACCGAAAGCAAAGACGCTAGAGGAAGCAGAAACGAATATCGAAAAACGTCAACCTGTGTACCAGAAACAGGACGATATTTCTATTGAAGATGTCCCGTTCTAAGCGTACATTATAGGAGTCAATCAGCTTAAATAAGAGATCACTATATTTAGGAACGAGGACACAAGTGCTGATTGATCTCTTAGCTTGTGCCCTCTTTCCTGCGTGTAATTTATGGATAAAAAAAATAGGGGATATAGGAAGCCTGTACCTCTGGATATTTATAACTATCCAGAGTTTGGGTATCACGAACGAGCGCTATGGTTTGAGATATATTTCCAATGCGCGAATACTGCAAAACGCATAAAGGTCAAGCATGGAAATTGCTGGGTCTTCGTTACGTTGGAATGTGGTCAAATGCTACTTAATGTGAGTGAATATGCGGCCTTAAATCACTTCACACCATATTATGTCAAGTCGATGGTCGAGTCTTTGTCGTTTGGCTATAGCGAAATGCAAATCACAAGACACACGTGCGGCCTCATTATAACAGTGCTGGAGCACGAGGAGCTGAAAAAAATGCAAATCACAAGCACTATCACGACAACATCACGACAACATCACGACGATATCACAACGACCAGCTATAGTAATAAGAGTGGAAAGAGTGGTAGATCGTTAAGATCTACCAACCAAGGAAAAAATAATTTTTCTGACGAAAATTCTTTTTTTCCAGCAAAACACTGGAACACATGGAAAGACGTACCTGACAAGGTGATAGAAAAGTTTGACGAGAGATACTTTGACTTGAAGTTTTGGAGACAGGATATGCGTAACGATAAGGATAACCTACGACTGGTAGCTTTTAACTATTTCAAAAAAAACCCACATGAAACACTCTAGTTTTGCAGAAGCACAAACCAAACGCCTAACGCCTCAAGAGCAAGAGAAATCGTACTCGTTTATCGAAGCAAACTTCATTGCAACAATGTTCTGTCTTGATGGGAAGTTTATGCACTTATACGCCAGCAGGGTCACAGAAGCATGGTTCTTATACGAACCCTTTGCTTTGATATGGAAACAGATGCGAGCGCATTACCAGAAGCATAAGAACTTGGATAAGGAAATTGTCCTGGATAAAACGTACCCGAACTGGGCGCGCGTGTTGGATACAGGCGTGTTCCAGGAATACACGCAGATAGCAGCGTATATATTTACACTGACTGATTACTCACTTGGTACAGCACACGCAGCACGATACTACGACTTCCGTATGCAGTACCGTAAGCGACGTATGATGGAATTGACGAAAGAGAAAACAACGAAGCTGGACAACGTCGATGCAGACTTAGATGAAGTTGATGTGTGGTATGACAGAGCACAACGTGAACTCAAAGAGGAAACGGATGATATTCTGATAGACACACCACAACACGTAGCAGATGCAGCGTTTTCTAGTTATATCCAGCAAGCAAATGATAAGGAACTTGGCGTCTTTACGCAGACACGTTTTGGCGTCGACGCTATTGATCAATACACTGGTGGACTTCGTGGAGGACAAGTCTATATCCTCGCCGCACCAACAGGATGCGGAAAGAGTGCAGTGGCTATCAATATCGCGAAACATGTAGCACAACAAGGACGGCGCGTCTTGTATTTTTCCTTGGAGATGAAGCAGGAACAAATTCTACATCGGCTCTGGTCGTCTCTTGGCAGATTCCCGACAAAGAAACTTATGGAGCTGAACAACGAAGTGACGTTTATGCAAAAGCTGGAGACCGTCGTGGAACAAACGAAACAGTTACAAATCACCGTGGTAGATCGTGGATTTATAACTCCTGTGGTAGTAGAACGTGAACTGCAAAAGAGTATGGATAATCCGTATGACTTAGTGATTATTGACCACGTAGGACTGATGAAGCAGGATGGGAAAAGATCGAGGTACGAACAGCAAACACAGCATATCAACGAGATCAATCAACTCTGTATGGAGTATGATACCGCAGCGCTGGTACTCACACAGTTGACAAAACAAGCGACGTTGAACAACGGTAAAGAGATAGATGAAGCACCAAAGATGGGACATATCAAGGATTCCAGTGCTATAGCTGAAATCGCAGAGGCTATTTTCTTACTCCATCGCCCCAGATCAGACCACGATTGCCGGCAAGGAAAGAAGATTATGCTGACGATCCCAAAAGCACGCAACGCGCAGACAGACGATACCATCACGCTACACACAGACCTTGCGCAGATGTACGTCGATCCACATGCTGATGTACCGTTATTTTAATTATTGACACCGTACCGTCACCATCGTACAGTGCAGATGATTCCTCCAATTTACCGCCAGATATGAGCGAGACCAAGAAGCAGAAGAGAAAAAAAACATCGAAACTTCCCCATGGAAGGCCGTCAAAGTATCTTCCTGCGTACGACGAACAAGTCTACAAAATGGCACTTCTTGGACTTATTGACGAACAAATGGCGAAGTTCCTAGAGGTTGACGTACAGACGTTTAATACGTGGAAACATAAATACCCAAGTTTTCTCGAGTCCCTAACGAAAGGGAAGATTGCCGCTGACGCCAATGTAGCAGAGGCTTTGTACAAGAGAGCGACAGGATATTCGTACAAGGAAGAGGAGGCGAAAGTGGTGCCACAAGGACAAGGACTTGGATCAGAAATCGAAGTGATTGTGGTTGCAAAACACCAACCACCAAGTGATATTGCAGCGATCCACTGGCTTAAGAACCGACAGAATAAACTTTGGCGTGATAAACAAGAACAAGATATTACGCACAAGGGCATTGATATTTCCATTACCAAATTCCAACGTGAAGACCAACAGTAAAATCCTTAGTATTCCCGTCATTGACCGTGATGGAAGTATCCGCAAGAAAGCGTTGCTTGATGCAGCGAACCAGCCCACAGGTGAAGAGCGTGAGTTGCTCGTGCTGGATGTTGTCCTTGATGCCGTGTTCATGGTCGACACGATGCGGTTGATTACGAGCCGGGAGCAGGCAGAACAGATCCTTCCTGCGAAGATGAAAGAGAACTTCGAGCTTTGGCAAGCGCTTTTGAAGGGTGACGACTTGACGGTGCCACAGCGTGACGCGATCAAGGGATACGTCATTGGTATGCAAGGGAGCGACGTGGTCAAGCACCAAGTGGTGATGATGGTTGACTCACTGATCACAACGCATGACGATACTGCTGCCGCATAACCACCGGCCACGGGATTATATGATTCCGTTCTGGGAAGCACTGGATGCAGGCGTCAAGCGTATTGGATTGATTCTCCCACGACGATCCGGAAAAACAGTCACGAGTGTCAACGCGACGTTCCGGGATATGTACGAGCGACAAGGCGCACACTTCCACTACTTCCCAACATACAAACAAGGCCGCACGGTTGTCTGGGATGGTATGGATGGGAATGGGAACAGATTTCTGGACCACCTCCCGAAAGAACTTGTCTACGCACGGAACAACCAAGAGATGATACTGACGAGTCGTAGCACTGCGGATCTAGCGGAACCCGGATCAGTCTATCGTATCATTGGCTCGGATAACATTGACCGTAGTGTCGGATCGAATCCCGTCTGGACGTTGTTTGATGAGTATAGCTTGTCGGACCCCATCGCATGGGATTACGTGCGTCCAATCCTCGCGGAGAATGGAGGCACGGCAATCTTCATCTTCACACCACGTGGAAAGAACCACGCGTACAGGTTGTATCAAAGCACAAAGGATGACCCGAACTGGTTCTGGATGCGGCTCACGGTTGATGATACTGCGCACATTCCGAAAGCAGTCCTTGAGCAGGAACGCAAAGAGATCATAGCCAAGAATGGTGATGATGCTCTTTTTTGGCAGGAGTATTACTGTGACTTTGATGCTCCGGTGCAAGGTGCGATTTACGGCACCATGATGCGTGAGATAGAGACAGAAGGCCGTGTGCGTGATGTACCGCACGATAAAGCGCTTGTTGTCCATACGTCATGGGATCTGGGTCGTGGAGATAATACCGTTGTTTGGTTCGTCCAGCTTGATCCGTTTGGTGAGTATCGCGTTATTGATCACTACGCAAACAAAGGACACAATATCGAGCATTACTTCGAGGTGTTGAAGAAGAAAGAGCGCGAGCTTGGATACTACTACGGCGGGCATTATCTCCCGCATGATGCAAGTGCAGAGCGTATCGACACGAAGAAAACCGTGGAACAGATGATGGCAGACTGGTTCCCCGCACGGGATATACACGTCGTCCCTCGTGTTGCACGGAAGTTTGACCGTATCCAGTTGGTACGTCAGATGCTTCGTCGGTGTTACTTCGACACAAAACGCACAGAACCCGGGCGCGAAGCGCTTGTATCGTACCACTACGTGTGGGACGAGAAGAGGATGCAGTTCAAAGACGAGCCGGAACATGACTGGGCATCAGACCATGCAGATGCGTTTGGACAGATCTTCCAGTATATCTACCCGAGGAAAGCAGGAGGAAGCAGGTCGTTTGCGATGGAGCATGACCCGTACAAATAACGTCTTGCGACGCACCGACAGCACCCGTACAATATCCTTAGCAATTCTTTTTCCATAGCACAATGGTGAACCGTGACGAGTACAAATTATCGGACCGGGGCAAAAAAACCGAAGCGCATAAGAAATTACTAGGGCGCGTGATCCAAGAATTTAATGCAGCGTTTGATACAACGAACAACCTTTTCGACGAGTGGGAGATCCGCACGAAGATGCTGAACAACCAGATGAAAGACAAGAATTCCGTCGGTGTACCGCTTATGTACACGACGTTGAATACTGTCGTATCTGCGTTGTACGACGATAAGCTTGGTGTGACGCATATCCCGTATAGTTCTGCCGGATCAGATCGTGCGCAAGCGCTTGATCAGATGGCGCTCAACGATTACCGTGTGATGAAGAAAGGTATCACGGATTACCACTGGATATGGGACGCAGCATTCTACGGCCATAGCCCGCTCTTGATGCAGGGATGGTGTAAAGACAAGCAGGTCCCGGAAGTAGAACTCATGGACCCTATGACGTTTTTCTATGACCCTACTGCCGTGTTTGTGAATCCCTTCATGGGGAAAACCGGACTCCGGTTCTTTGGACGACAGCGTATTAAGTCGATAGACGCACTGAAAGGCACAGACTTGTACAAGCAATACTTCAATCATGCAGAGTTTGTCCCGCACCGTGGATCTGGAGATCGTGTCGAGCAGGCAGATCTTACGCGTAAGGAGATGCAGAACTTGATAGCAAGTAGTAAGAACGTGATTACAGGCGGACCAAAGAGCGGTATGCTCGTAACAGAATGGTGGACGTTTGATGATGAGGGGAAACGTGTGTATATCGAAGTCATGGGTCAACTTTCTCGTGGACTGGATGAATCTTGTATTATCCGATACGAGCAACTGGACTTCCAAGACAATTGGCCATTAGTGAATCGCGTCTTGATCCCACTTGGAGAAACATTCCGTGGGATTTCTATTCCGGATTTAACAGAAGACAAGCAGCGGTACACAGCAAAGTTCTTAAATCTCGCACTCAAGTCCGCAGAGTTTGCGACGTACGGGCAGTATATTGTCAACACGCAACGTCTCTCGTTGGATGAAGTAGGGACACCTGCACCGAATAAACTGATCGCGTCGGATGGTGATCCAACGAACGCGATGATCCCTGTGCAGCGTGAAGGACTCCGTGGTGAGTTCCAGTGGGTGATGAATTACATGGATCAAGTTTCACAGCAAGCGACGGCGACTCCTGCTATTGCACAAGGCATGACGCCCGACAAGAGCCGTAGTGCCACAGAAATAGCCCAGCAATCGTCCGGTGTTGATCGTCGGCATACTTTGTCGGCAAAGATCCTCGGATGGTCTGAGACTGAATACTACGAGCAGTGGTACCGATGCTATAAGAAGTTTTTCCCGAAAGCTGGAGAGAAGGTGATTCGATTGATGGGGGAGATGGGAACATTGTTCACGACGTTTGGCCGGACGGATTTCATGGATGATAAGCAGCCGGAAGTGTATATCCAGTCTGCGGTGATGGGGGAAATCGAGCGGACCACGAAGCTTCAGAATATGACCAACGTCATGCAGGTGATTTCTGCGGACCCGAACGTGAATACCCGGTATATGTTCCGTAAGGTTGCAGAGTTGTCGGATTTTTCCAAGGAGGAAGTCGAGATGCTTCTCCCACGTACTCCGGAAGAACTCCATGCAGAAGGCGAGAACGATTTGATTCTCAAGGGAGAAACACCACGAATCAGTATGCGTGATGATCACATGGCGCACTTAGAAATCCACGCAAAGCTTCCAGAAGGTCCGCTTCGTGATGCGCATATCGCAGCGCATAAGAAAGCGATGTTACTTGCTCGTATGAATCCGGAGATTATGCCGGCACCAAACGCGGTGAACCCGGCGAATATGACGGAGGCGAACCCAGAGGTCGCAGCACAGCAAGGCGTGACGCCGAATCCCACAGCGATGAACTTCAAATCCCCTGTACAAACTGCATAATGGAACAGCACCAAATGATGATGGAGGCACTGATCAAAAGCCCAGCATGGGATCTCTTGACACTGTACCTCAAAAAGAATATTGCTGAATTAGAGCGATATATCCTTGAGGGGCACTATGATAGTATCGACACGTACCAACGCGCGGTTGATAAACGGAAAGTGCTCCTTGACATGTATGAACTCCCATTGAAGATTGCCGCACTGTCACCGCGTGAGGTGGCAGCGCCGCAGTCGTTGGACCCGTACGAGACGGTGGAAGAATCTCGCAGGAAGAGAACATAAATCTAGGGGTGATGTGATGGGTACGCCTTATGCCCCGGTCTACCGTCACGTTGCCCCCGGGTGGATGTTTGTTCCACTTAGGTCTATTTTTTTTCAGACTACAATGACCGACACAACTGTCGAGACTCCCGAGCAGGGGGACTCCATAGAGAGGAATCCAGCTACGGAGGCTCCGTCGACTACTGCCCAGCAGTCGGCACAGGAGAAACAAAACTGGTACGCGAGAAGGCAACAAGAGAAACTCCGCAAGAAGCAAACCGCTGAAGCAGAGGAACTCCAAGCCAAGATTGAACGGGGAGAACTTTTTGCAGGACCGGACGACGTCGAAGAACTTGTTTTTGAAAAAGAACAAGAGAACCGGGTACTGCGCACAGAAATATTTCTTCGCGATAGTGGACCATTTTCTGCGTATAAGGACGAGATCCTTGCCGCAGCAAAAGAACCACGATACGCGTCACTCACCCCCGCCGAACTCGCAAAGGTTGTTGCAGCAGATAAACTCTTGGATTCGTCACAGAATAACCAAGCGGTCACTGCTCACGCAACTGGTACTGGTGCATCTGCACGAGAGAACATGCGGGACCAAGCAGTAGATTATAAGTCTATGCCGAAAGCCGATTTTGATCTCTACACGCAGAAAGTGATTAGTGGGCAACTCTAGCCTTTTTCTCTCTTTTGTGTATGAACAGTACATCAAATATCACCAACGCGGTGAACAACTATTACGATCAGCTTTTGCTGCATCGTGCTACCTCTGAGCTTCTTCATGGTATGTTTGCGCAGAAGCGCCCTTTGCCTCGCAACGGGTCTACGAATACCATCAAGTTCCGCCGGTACTCTAACCTCTCCACGGCAACCACGCCTTTGGTAGAAGGACAGAACCCCGGATCTGTACAGTTCACCATCGCTGATGTCACCGCACAGGTACAGGAGTATGGTAATTACGTTGAGGTTTCCTCCACGCTTGACTGGTCTGTGGTATCTTCCGAGCCTGCTGAATGGATGCAGATTCTTGGATACAACGCCAATGATACGCTGGATGTTCTGATGCGTGACGCATACAACGCTGGTACGAATGTATACTACGGTGGTAACGCAACACTGACGAGTAACGTGGATACGGCGGACCTTATTGATACGACTGCGATCAAGAAGTCTGTACGTCTTCTCAAGAACAACGACGCACGCACGATTACCTCTTTCGGATATACGGACGATGCGCAGGATGTGAAGAATATCCGTCCTTGTTTTGTTGGTATTTGCCACCCAAACACGACGTATACGCTCAAGGGACTCACGGGATGGACGGATATTGAGCAGTACGCACACTCCACGCAGACAATGCCCGGAGAGGTTGGTAAGCTTGATGAAGTACGTTTCATTGAGACAACCAATGCAAAGATCAAGACGGGTCAAGGAGATTCTGGTATTGACGTCTACACGACGTTGATTTTTGCACAGGATGCTGTCGGTCGAACGATGGTGACTGGTGAAGATCTCAAGACGATCTACCACCCTTTTGGTTCTGCTGGTGCGTCTGATCCTCTCAACCGTATCTCTACGATGGGATGGACGACGACCTTTGTTGCGATGATTCTGAACAACGCGTACCTTGTACGTATTGAGCACGCAGTCTCCGCTTAAATTTTCTAAGAATATTGTTTATGAAAACCACCAAAATGCAGGTACAGCCCGTTGATTTCACAAAGGAGGACGCACCCGCTACTCCCGCTCGTGCTAGTCGTAGTGCTGCACTCACCCCAGCCCAGCGCGTCCAAGCTGGCGAAAAGATCTCTTTCGAAGAGCTGGAAGAACTCCGCAAGTCTGGTCGGTCTGATCTTTGGATTAGACACGAACTCTTGCACGGACAGAAAGAAGTCGTGACGATCCCGCTGGATATGGGCGAAGGATTCGACAAAGTTGATCAGCGTACAGGAGAAGTCTTGTACCCTATGGAGTTTGTCGCAATCAATGGTATCACTGCACACGTCCCCAAAGGCGTTCCTGTCGCGGTATCGTACTTGATTGCTCAGCAACTCAAGCCGTATATCAACAGCAAGATCCCTCGTAAGCATATTCCTATGAATGTGTCGAAGCCGCAGGTGTCTTATTCTTTCTAACTAGAACAACTGTATGAGTAATTATTCTGACGGACATATTGAGTCCCGCAAGTCTCTGATCGAGCTTGCAAAATCTGCAAATCACACGCTTCTTTCTACTGGCGGTCTCGCGATCAAGGCTGGTGGATCTGCGCTGGTGAAGGCTGCTACGGCATGCCGCGCGTTTGTGAACGGTACGCTGGTCTCTATCTCCGCGAATACGGATATGGCTGCACTTGCTGGTACTATCACCGCTGACCTCTTCAATGTGTATGTCTTCTCTGTGGACTCTGCTGGTACGCTGTACACGCAGATGGGTACAGAAGGTGCTGCACTTGGTGATATTGTGTTCCCTGTGGTTCCTGCTGACCGTGCAGTGATTGGATTTATTATCGTCAATCCTACCGGTACTGGTAACTTCGTGGGAGGTACGACGGCTTTGGACGACGCTACTGTTGTCCCAAACGCTGTGTACGTGAACACGCCATACCCTTTCAATCCTTCTCTGTCTCTCGCTGCTGCGTAAAGACAAGACTGATCACAACGGAAGAATACTCGCTCGAAAGGGCGGGTATTTTTTTTGTTGCGTGCGTTCTACACACCCCGTACAATATACATAGTATGGGGCGCAACTTCTTTTGATGAACGGTATACAGTTCGCGGCACTTGTCCGCACCACCACGAATCAAGACTCTGCAACGTTCCCGGATGCACGTATGGTTGCGTATACCAACGCTGCACTAGAAGAACTTGTCCCACGTGTTGAATCCGTCAACGAGGGATTTTTTACGATGGAGTATTACCATGATCTGGTCGCTGATCAACGGCTCTACACGTTCCCGGACGATATGATGAACCGGATGGAAAAACTCGCGATCAAGTTTGAAACATGGGATGGGTATAAATGGTGTGAAGAAGATCGGTTGTCGATGACGGGTCTCCCTGCGGATGAAGCAACAATCCGTGCGCAGTACAGTGATAGCCGCCCGAAGTTCTGGCTCCGTCGTGAAGGGTTGTATATTCTCACGGGAAGCGCTATCCCGGACGCGACGGATGGTATCCAGTTTTGGGCGAAGAAGTACCCGAACGATATTTCTGCGACAACGCTTGCGCAGTCGTTTGATATGTCTATCGCGCCTGCTGCGGATGGTGTTGGTATCCCACGCTTGATGCACCGTGTCCTCGCGATGCGTGTGTCGATTATGTACAAGGAGGATCGTGACCGTCCGCTTCCTCTGACGCAGGCAGAACAGAACTTTGAGTTTCATGTCCAGAAGATGCTTGATAGTATCGGTGGACAGAATCTTGAACGTTCTATTACGCCACGGTTCCCGTATGATGATGGTTCTCAATACTAACTTTCTTTTCGTATGCTTCTCCGTTCACGACTTAAAATCAAGAACAATGTCCGCGCTGTGTTGAAAGACGCAGATGGGAATATTGTTCCCGTGTTCCAGCCGAACGCGTTTGGACTCGCGTTCTTTAAGGCAACAGGGAAACTCCCGCAGTTGCCTGTCTTTGGCGCGATGAGTACCACACTCTCTTTGAGTAACCTTGTGACGACCGCAGGACGTGCGGCGCTTGCTGCAAAGATCGGCGGTGTTTCTGTTGTAGGGGATTGGAAGTATCTCGCGATTGGTACAGACAACACGGCTGCAACGATTGGCGATATTGCGCTTGGTGCAGAAATCACGACAGGTGGCGGTGCTCGTGCGGTAGCAACGGCTGCACTCACGACGACAGATACCACGAATGACACATTACAACTTGATTATGAATGGACGTTCTCCTCGACGTTTGCAGTCAATGAGGTGGGTGTGTTTAATGCTGCATCTGGTCCTACGATGCTTGCTCGTGTGTTGTTTCCTGCTGGCGTTATCAACGTTTCTAGTGGGATGAAGCTGCATGTATATTGGAAACTTGACCTCGACTAACCTATGGCTCGTATATTACCTCCAACACGGAACCGCACGAAGGTGCTTGTCTCTGGTACAATCAGTGCCGGAGCGGTTTCTATTACGCTCACGTCCGGACAAGGCGCGTTACTCCCCGATCCTGCAACGGAAGGCGAGTACCGGCTTGTTTTATATGATGCGTCCACCTATCCAGATCCAACGGACGATCCAGATTGCGAAGATGTTACCGTCACGGCGAAGTCGACGGACACGCTAACCGTTGATCCCGTCGTGAATAACCATACGACGATCGGCGTGCAGTACGTCATGTACTTGTCTTTCGATAAAGAACAGATCGACGAGATCGATGATTTCTTACAGGACCTTACACGTGCAGTAACCAGCATCACATACACAGATGGGTACGCTACAACGATTACAACACCGACACGTACATATACGTTGACATACGACCAATATGGCGAAGTAGAGACGGTCACGACAAATGATAGTCCTGCTGTTGTCTACACGATCGTAAGAAACAGGGAAGGACAACTTCAATCTATAACACGCGCATAAATATGCTGACTATCAACGCAACACCATTTAAAAGTCCTATTGGTCTTAGTACAGGGAAATACACACCATACGCAGTGCTCACCGATAATAAGTGTGTTGACCTTGATACATGGTCTGATGGGACCAGTGGAACACACGGGCTCTTGTATCCCATTAACTACGCGACAACAGAGCAGACTTTAATCAATACCAACATGACTGCTGCGCAGGGTATTTTCACGATTGACGATAACTCGTACGCTACTACTGCAACAAAGAAAAAGATTCTTGGTAACTTCTACAATGAGTACAAGAACGTTTCCCGTGTTGGACTTTTTTTGGATGATATGTTCGCGAATAGTACCACGTTGAACGCTTCGACAGGCGCACGTCGTATTGTAGAGATTGCTACCGATAAGGTTGCTGTTGTGTACATAGACAGCGCAGATTCTAGTAAATGCAAAGTGCTTATTGTTGAACTCACAAACAATGGTACTGCGACGGCTGGCTCTGTATATACACTTGATAATACTGCGAGTTGTTATACTCCGAATGTTGTTGCTTTGGGTACGGATAAGTTTGTTGCTACATGGGGACGTAGTAATACGCAGCACGCTTCTGTATGTACTGTTTCTGGTACAGTTGTCACTGTCGGTAGCGCAGCATCTGCGACGACAAACTCAAGCTCACCAAACGGCATTGTAAAACTCGACACAGACAAGTTTGCTATGTCGTTTGTGGATAATACGTCTTCTAATATGGAAGTCATCGCAGCGACTGTTTCTGGTACAACAATAAGTTTTGGCACAAAGGCAACCGTACTTACGGGTACAGGAACACCTTTC